ACATAGTGTTCATTTTGTTTTTTCGTAGTCATGTGTATATAATACAGTAAAACTCCTGAATTTGTAAGGGGTTTTTTAGTATTTATTTTTTTGATTTTTTTGAAAAAGTCCCTTATGAAAAGTGAACTTCTATGATAAGATAACTATGTGGTCGCGGTGGATACTATATTAGAAGAGATATGAATTTAATAACATAACTGAGAACATGAATCCTAATGCACATATTTGAACAACTGTTGCGATCGCAACGATACTAAGTTGTCTATCACCCCACCATTTTAATTCCTTTTGATACCACTCCTCAACTTCTTCAGGTGTTGCATCTATAGTCTTATTTAGTTGTAGTTCTAATTGTTGTTCGTATCCACTGGTGATATCTGCACAATCATCAACTGCAGACGGAAGTGTTTTCCATCTTTTCCATACAGGGTCGTAGTATTGTTTCTCCATGTTCTCAGTAAAAAGTTATGACCTTGGACATCTATGTCTAATCATATACTCAGATGATTGTCTTAATTCTTTTTGATTAAGTTTTCCATCTTTGTCTTTGTCGGCATGTTTGAAGAGACCATTTTTAACAACACAACCATTAAATTCTAGTTCTTCTTTCTCAACAAATCCATCCATATTCATGTCAAACTTTCTCATTCTCCAATCATCTGCGAATGCATCAGATACAAAAAATGTGAGTGTCACTATTGCAAATAAGTTTTTCATTTTTAACTCCTTTTAAAAATAAACTGTTCCGATTATATACCCACATATAAAGAATGCACATGCCCAATATGGTTCATCCTTACAAAACTCTATTACATTTTGAATGTAGTCTCTCATTGTGGTGCAACTGCAAACAATGAAATACAAAAAAGTGCAACTAGACAAGTAAGTTCTAGACTATCTCGTAATTTTGTTTTTTGTTCCTGTGACATGTTTTTACACACCCACAGACAATCACTCTCTAAAGAGTAGAAAAATACATGATGCTTAACGGCATCAATAATGGAAAAGTTAACAGTAAGATAAATTCTGCAACATCATAGATTCTTCGGACAACCTTGGTTTCTAATAGGTTTTTAAATTCACTGACTACACTCTTCGCAACACCTAAAATTGCTGTGGACATAGTTCCTCGTTATATAAGTAAATTAAATAATACAATATAATTAAAAATTATACGCAGGTATATAGGTAATTTTTTTTCCTAACGAAACAATTAGTGAAACTTTTTTTTATCTTTTGGTGGGATTGCAAATTTGAACTCTTCTTCCTCAGTGAGTGGGAACTCTCTTTCTAGAAACTCTTCAAATTCTATTGGGTCTTGTTCATGCAATTGACTCACAACACTTTTAATTTTTGCATCAATAGTTTCTTTGAAGTCTCTACCTATTTGGTCAGGTGAAGTTTTTGCAAGAGGAATAGATTTATTTTCCAACATAGTCAACCATTGTGTTGATGCACCATCATAGAGATTTATAAATTGTTCATTCAATCTATTTCTATGAATAACAATATCCCAAGGTATCATTATGTTTGGGTCACTTGATAGAGGTGCATAAGGATAGAAAGTTGCAAGTGTTGTATTCACTGAGACCTGAACTGTTAGATGACATATCATAGGAAGATATACCTCTAGTCCCTCATCACCCACTTCTCTTGTCATACCAACTATCTCTTGACCCGTAGTCAATTTGATAACTTCGTATTTGTTCGGAACCAAGTCCTTTGGTGTTGTCATTTTAGATTAATTTCTATTATTTCGTATGGAAAATTTTCCTCGTTATAAGTATTTATTCTTTCTTTCAGGTGGTTAAGTGTGTAATTTTCACACTGTAAATCATCTGCAATATCAAATAATCTCATCTTTTCCTTTCCTTCTGTTTTACGAAGACCTCTACCGATTGATTGTAGATTTCGTATTCTAGATTTAGAAGGACTTGCAAAAACAATATTGTCTATCCTCTTTATGTTTATACCTGTAGAGAATGTTCCGTATGATGCAAGTATTACATTATCATTTGATTTCTCTACAAGTTCTCTGACCTTTTCTCTATCCTCTGTATCTGTTCCACCATAAACATAGTGTAAGTCTTTCACTCTTCCATCTAACATAGGATATAATACTTCTCCATGTTTTTCTACATACTGGAATAAAACAAGTGTATTACCTTTTAGATTTGATACAAGATTTGTTATAAATTGGTTTCTACTATCATTCGTGACAAGATATTCCATCTCTTCTTGATAGGTTAGTTTCTTCTGTTTAGTATGACGAAGTATGACACATTGTATATCAATATTTGCAATAGTTCCTGCATCCATGAGTTGTTTAGAGGATATAACTTTCTTTACTGGGCCGAACATACCTTCTAATTGTAATCTATGACATTCAGACCCATCAAGTGTTCCTGTAGTTCCAAACCTTATTGAAGTAGTTTTCATTTTCTCCAATATACCTTTGAGTGTAGTTGCTTTGAATAAATGTGCTTCATCACCTACAACCATATCAAATGATTGTATTACTTCCTTAGGTGCTTTACTAAAACTCTGCCAAGTTGTAATCGTGACATCTGCAGGGAACACAGGTTGACCACTATAAATTTTACAAATCTTTTTATCATATCCATAATCCTCAAAGTCTTTTGACATCTGTTCCACCAATGAAGTCGTAGGAACTATAATGACTGTTTTCTTATTGTAATATCTTGTAAGTAGATAAATGATTAATGATTTACCACTTGCAGTTGGTGAAAGTAAAAGTTGTCTTCCATATTTGATTGCAGTATTGAATGCATCTATCTGATAATCTCTAGGTTCAAAAGGTAATTTTAAATCATGCAACCAAGGTTCTAGAGTTTGCACTCCTAAGTGGTCTGTATTCTTTTTACCAATAACATCTTCAATACCTTCAAACTCATATCCTCTTTCTCTGCAGAACTCATCTACATAAGGAAGTAAACCGATATACACTTTGTTTGTTTTGATTGAGAATAATCTGACCTTACCATCCCAAAATCTATTCTTGACCGAAGGCATGAACTTTGCATTTGGAACTGTAAAAGAAAAAAAGTCGTAGAGGTCTCTTGCAAGTCCATCGTCACAATGAACTTTCATGAAGACATCGTCAACCTTAGAAACTGAAACTTTCATTAGATATAATTTTCACCACATGCCCATCCTACTAAAGACCTTCTTTCACCTCTTGTAATTTTTTGAACTTGGTGGTGAACAAAAGATGGGAACACCAATAATGAACCTTGTTCTTTTCCTGAGAATGGAACAGTGTGGATTGCATCAGTAATATCAATATTACCTATATGGTGTTGTGGTAATCTGTCAAAAACTGTAGTAGGATTTATGTATTGAAAATCTCCACCTTCGTAATCTTCAGGATTGGATAATTGAATTACCCATGAGGTTTTTCTTTGCAACCATTGACCATTCTCATTATAGAGTTCAGGTGATGCATCGGTGTGCCAAGTATAAAAACCATCGGAACTATCTCCGTTATATTTGTAAACTGTATATTGAATTGCTTGTTGATAAAATATATCCCATGTCCATCCACACTCTTCATGAGCTCTCATGATACCTGCATGTAATTTATCTTGAAACTCTTTAGGAAATTCGTGTGGTAATATCCATTTTACTTGAGAACTTCTAATCTCGTTTTCAATCTTACCATCTGCATCATCACCAGTTGGAGCTCCAACCTTTGCATCCATTAATTCATGGTTATTTGCACATGTAGTTATTTGTGCAAGGTCGTCAGGTGAAAAGTATTGTGGTTGAATATGAATATAGTTTCTTAATATCATTATGAACCTGCCATGAACTTTCTCCAATCAATTGTATTCTTGATTGTTTGATGTCTCCATGTGATATTTTCCATACATCTTTTTAGAAATGCATCCACTTCTTTATAATACTCAACCTGTGCATTCATTTTTTGTAATTCTTCATCTGCATTAAAGAATATATGTAAATCGTTTTTTAGAACTTTTAGACCATCAAGAGGTGCAAGATTCCATCCTTTCTCTCTGATTGTTTCATCATCCATTTTACCATTGAAATACATCCACTTATCTTTAAGTGCAATTTGATATTTAAGATTAAGTTGTTTTAAACGAAGGGAATTATCAGTAAGAAGTTCTGAGTATTTTGCATGAAGTTTTGGGACTTCTAGGGAAGATTTATCTAGTTCAATGTCATCAATCTGACAATCGGTCTTCCACATATCTTTGATTTCATCTA